TTGCCTGTCGCCGAGTCTTCGTCAACGTCGGTCGCCGCCAGCGTCGTCACGTCCGGCTCTGCCGTTTCGCTCAGGTCGAACAGTTCCGCCCAGGCCCAGACTCTCTTGCCTGGCTGCGCATAGTTCGCCGCGTTGGCGGCGTAAATATAGCGGTAGTCTTCCTTGCTGTGGAGGGCACGACTCAGCGTGTCCTTAAGGCTTCCTCCGTCGGAATAATAGTCTCCCGTGGCGATGTACGCATACATGGTGCCGTAGTCGCCTATGCCTTCGTCCCTCTCTATCTCGAAAAAATAGACCGTGTCGAGGAGCGGGGAATACCAGTAATCCCGGTACCTGACGACGTCTTTCAGCTCCTCGAGGCCGATGACGTTTGGCCCGTCGCAGTCCCACCAGAACCACACGAACAACGCCTTGCAGTCGTTGTTGTACAGCCCGTTCTCGTCGTCCACGTAGTCGCTCAGGCCCCAGAACCACCACCCGGCATATGTGCCTTCGTAGTTGTCCAGCAAAGCCTTGCATCTGTGGGTGAAGTTGCCGCTGAAATGGCCCTCTCCTTTGTCGCAGTAGAGGCGGCCTTCCAGAGACGAGCTCTGAAACGCGGTGACCGTCACCCGGTCGGCTGTCTTGGATATTTGGACACCCCCCCCGGGGTCGACTTCAGTATAGGTGGTAAGGTCCTCGGTCGGGTCGGAGAAGGCGCGCCTGGGCATATCGTCCAGACGGAGAAGCTTGAGCTCCTCCAGCAGAGGCGAGACGGCCTCGGTCGACGCGTTCTTGGCCAGCCTCTTGTCGCCGAACAAGCGCCTCTCCAAGGCGAGCTGCTTCTCTTCGCCGACGCTTTTGACGGCCTCCGACCAGTCAGGCGGGGTCAGCTTCTCGATTAGCCGGTTCCGCTCCGCCAGGAGCTGCTTCAGCCGCAGCTTGGACTCTGCGGCGTAGGCCCTGAACCTGCCCGTCTTGATGTATTTGCCGGGGTTGGCTCTGGCTATAGCCGCCTGTCTATTGCTTTCGGCGATGTGCTGCTCGACAAGGACATAGCAAGCCTGCAACTTGTCGAAGTCTGTCTTAATAGCCAGCGGATATGTTACGACGGCTTTTTTCATTTTATCCCCGTGCTAAAATTCCTCTCGCCCTTCTGAAGCAGGCCTTTCTGCACGCTATCGGTAAGCTGCTTCTCGGTCACCACGGAGCCTCGTATGTTCTGGGTGACGTTGACGGTAGTGGCTCCGCCTCCGGCCCTGGCCTGCCCGCCTTCCATCCGGGACACTCCATACAGAACGCCGCCGGCCACGGCCGCGCCGCCGGCCAAGGCAATCCATCCCGCCGGCCCAGCGAATGCCTGGGTCAGTATCTGCTGGACCCTCAAGGCCTTGAGAGCGTTTATCATCTGGCCGATGGCTCCGACGAAGCCGGCCGCAGAGCCTATCACCGTCATTATGGCGCCGGTCAGCATTATCGTGTTGCCTATGCTCTGCAGCATCTGGTTGTTCGACATCTGCATCGCCACGCCGAGGGCGAGCATCGTCGTGCCCATGTATCTCACGCCTGACGACATCTCCATGAACGCCGACTTGTTGTCGACGAGTGTTTTGCCCATGCCGCCGAGCGACTCATTCATGTTGGCGCTTGAATGCTGCACGTCTACCGACGTTGCCCGCACCTGCTCGCCGAACGCCTTCAGCCGCGGAGATGCCTGGTCTTTTAGCTCCAATATGACACCTACGTTGGTTTGTCTCATAGTCTCATAGCTCCTCCGTGTTTTATTGTGTCTTTAACTGCCCCGTAAAGCAGTATGCTGTTCACCAAACTTTGCGGCATGGCGTCGAGCTCGTCTACCGTCGGCCTGCAGCCGGTCTCGACAATGACGAACGCCTCTTTTGCCGCCATCGGTATGGGCTTCCTCATTTGCAGCGCCACGAATATGCCTTCGGCGAGGGCCTTTCTCACGAGGCGCTGCCTGCTAAAGGGATTGGCTTGTAAAGCCCGTCCATCTCCTTCACCAGAATCTTGTACTGCTCGCGAGTCATTCTTGTGTCGAGCGTGTCCTTGTCGACAGGCCCCAGCGACCATTCGATTACCTGGTTGAGAATGAATATCTCGTTGATTGCGTCGTTGTCGATGTTGGTCATGTCGACCAAGAACTCGGTGCTCGGCATCGTCTCCATCTTCTCCAGCTCAGACAGCAGAATCTTGCCGTCTTTTCCGAACGTCTCCACCGGTGTCATGTATTTCCTCAGTTCCGCCTCATGCAGGCGGGCGGTCACCCTGAGCACATCCTTGTAAATCGTGGCATGGTCGCCGTTGCCCAGGTCGACCTTGACGGTCTGCAGTTTCATGCTGCGCCTCCTTCGATTATGCCTATGCGGCGGCGCCGATTGTCACGCCATTGTCTGCGTGGAACTCGGCATGGATAGCGATGTAGTCGCCGACGCGGCTGGTTATCTCGTATATGGGCAGGTATGCGCTTCCCGAGAACTTGGCGTTGCCAGCGGTCTCTCCGGCCGGGTAGTACTCGAACGCCCTCAGCGCCTTGTTCTCCCAGTGCCCGGCCAGCACCGTGTGCGTGCCGACGTCCGTGACCATGTTGAACAAGAACTCGGCAGAAAAATGGACGACGAATATCGACGGCCCGGGGCGTTCGCCGCTGGAGCCGAATGTCGTGACGTCGTTCACTTTGTATTGTCCTGGGAGTCCTCTGAGTTCCTTAATATACGCGGATAGGTCGCGGAGCTCTGAGCCGTCGTTGAGCTTGAATACGCTCACCTCTGCGTCAAAATAGGTGTCTTGGTCAGCTGCCATGGTGTCCTCCTTCTGTTAGTAGTCCTCCATCTGCTCCAGCGAGACGGGTATCATTATGCCCTGCAAGAAGGGCTGCGTGTCCATCGAGTCGGTCAGCGTAACGGCTGCCCGCAGCTTCACGACATAGGCTATGCTGTCCTTTGCCGTTCGCAGCAGCTCGGTCAAACCCAAGGCATATCTGCACAGTTTCCTGAATCGCTTCTCCACGTCGTTGTCGCCGACAAACACGACAATGGTGATGTCGTTCGCGACATACAGGTTCGCCAGCCTCTGCTCGTTAGGCATCCAGTCCTCGCCGTGAAACGCCATAGACGGCTGGGACGGCGTCGAAGCCGGCAGGCTGCCATCATAATATTTAACTGGCTCCACAAGCAGCGAGTCGCCGTACCTGGTGTTGAGCTCAGTCACCTTGGCCGCCATGTTGGCTTGGACATAGGCAGACAGTGCATCAATAGCTCCTTCCAAAAGTGCAAGCGTCATGTCAAACGTGCCTCCTTCGCTTTGTCGTATATGTAACTGTGTATCATCTTCATCCAGCTCGTTTTGTCGGCTTCTGTGAGCGCCACTATTTTCCTCATGGGCATGGTTCTCGTTCCCTGTTGATGGTAGACCGGGTACTGCATGGACGGCTCCATTATCAGTTTGAGCGGGTCAATCGTCACGCGCATTCCGGTACCGACAGCAAACTGGCTCCGCATCCATCCAGTGAGTCGCAGCAACGGCTGGCCCGGGAAATGCCTCATCTTCCAGGCCTCGTAGCGCAGGCTCAGCTGCGGCCACGGCGTGCCACCTCGACTGCCTTTTGTGTCAAATTGCTTGGCCTCTATGCGATGAAAATCCTCGCGTATCTTCTGCCACACCGGCTTGAAGTTCCGCACGGAGTCCCCGTACCGACTGACCGCCCTGGCCAGTACCGTGTGCCCGAGCATCGTGAAGGTCACTGTCAGCATCAAAACTCCTTGTTCTTGCCGAACTTCGGCCTTGACCACGAGTCGTCGTCGACAGGCTCCGTGTCGCTGCCCACGTTTTGCTCAAAGAAGCTGAACGGCAATGCCTCGGCCGTGGTCCCGGTCGGCAGGCTGCCTTCCTTCAGATACTTGAGCCCGTCTTGGTACTGCTTCCAGTGCATGGCGGAGGCGGCCGTGCTTCCCATCATGCCCTGGGCTTCCGGAAACATCGCCCGCTCGGCCATAGCCGCCGCGCCCACTGCGTTCAGCTGCCTGAGGAACGTGACGAACACGGACGGCGCCGCTACAGGCACCACAAGGCCCCTGCCCTGCAGGACGGTGTCAACCTCGCCCGCTATCTGGTCTACATAGGCCTGCACCTGGGTCAGAGTCGGCGTGGTTGCGGCGTCGTATGTCCTTGTCGGGTTCAATGTCTGGACGTCTGCTGTCGTGCAATAGCTCATGCGACCCTCCCCCGATTGACCTCCCACCTGGCGAGCAGCACGCACGGCAAAGGCGGGCTCTCGTCGTGGCCGCAGTTCTCCGCCTCTATGTAGCCGATTTCCTCGTCGACCTCGCCTTCGCGGATATTGACGGCGTGATTGATGAACGGGACGACGGCGTTCCGCAGAGCTCCAGCCTGGGTCTGGTTGGTGACATTGAAAGCCAGGTCCATTCTTACTCTAACTAGCATTGTTGGTACCTCCATTTTGTCGCTAGGTAACTGCGCAGAATCTCGGGGGCGGTTGGCTCCCGGTCGTAGAGGCGAAGCTCGCCGATGCCGCCGTGGAAGTGGTCCTCGCCGGCCCTGTAGGCCCCCACCACTTGCGCCCCGGTGGTCGAGTACAGCGTGTATGTCCCCAGGCCTGTCAGCTCCTCTTCCTTGACCAAAGACCCGTTGACATAAATGCGCTGGTGATGAGCCGTAGAGGAATACGCGAACACCACATGCATCCATTCGCCTATCGAAAAGGCGTCGACGTCTGAGACAAGACCCCGCCAACCGCCGTCGACCTTTATCTGGTGATACAGCCTGCCGTTGACAATCAGCCCGAACGAGTATGACAGCCTGTTGGAAAATATGTAGTCAGTGCCAACGTTGGACTGCGGATAGACCCATGCCTCCAGAGCTATTCCTTCCGTCGGCGACAGAGGCACATGCTGCCCGAAGTCGATAACGTCATCCAGGTTGTCAAAGTAGCGGCCTGTGAGCCGCCACAAAGCACCCGTGACCGTCCCGGCATAGCAGTACCTGTCCATCGAATGAACCAGACCTTGACGGCTCAATTTTGAATGCCAAAGCGGGAGATGGAAGACGCATCCAGCGAGGACCGGAGGCCTGTCATAGCCGTTAATCGTTATGTTAGTCGGGGCGTCGCCGTTGACGGCTGGCAGGCTTAGAACAGCCCGCCTTCCGTTGACGGCAATGACGCCTTCCGTTTTTGTGCTTGAAGCCTTGCCGTTCAATACAACAGTCATTCGCGCTACTCCAGTTCGTACTTGAATATCAGTCCGTAGGTCCTGCCGTCGGTGTTGGTCCACGCCGCCGTCACGGCATCAACCGCCTTGAACGACTTGCCCGGCTTGAGCGAGAGGCTGGTCACTGCGTTCGCGACCAAGTCAATGCTCAACAGGATATTGTCATAGGCAGAGTCGACGCCGTCGTCTTTGGTCAACACGAAGTTCTGCGTCCCCGTCGTCGGAGCCGCACTCAGCGTCAACTCGACCTCGACCAGCTTGAACTTGTAGCCGGGAGCCAGCTTGTGCGTGCCCACGACCATATTTCCGTTGCCCGTGAACGGCGCCTCAATGACCTCTGGCTCGCGTGAAATTTGCGACACACGTCGCTGCGGATTAACCATGTCAAACCTCCTAGTAGTCAGACTGCGCTAGCACTTAGGCGCCAGCGTCGTTTATCTCGTCCGCTTTTGGCTCGTCTGTCTTCGGCCTGTCTGGTCTGCGAACATTTTCGACGCCGGTCTTTATCTTGGCGCCTTGCATCTGGGCGGTCTGGACCAGCTCCAGCGCGCTAGCCTGCTCTAGCGCCTTGTAGTCGTTCTTGCTGACGTCGACCGTGGTCTCTATCCTTATCTTGGCTCTCATGATGTCCCTCCTTCGTTCAAGACTCCGGGGAAGGCAGGAGCCCGTGCGCTCCTGCCGTCAGTCGTAGTCCTAGACCTAGCTGTTGACTATCTGGATGGCCGTCCTCGGGTCTCCGTAGCCGGCCGCGAATCGGTCGTCCACCCCGTAGTAGAACTCGTTCTGCATGAACACGTTGTTGGTGTCCGGCTTGTCCATGGACACGAACTCCACGTTCTTGCGGAGCTGGAAGATTATCGGCCTCACCTCGACGGCCTTCGTGCAAAGCACGTACCATGTCGTGGCGGTGCCGTCTATCCATGGCGACGGGAATATGAGCCCGTCGGCGAAGATGCCGGCCTCCGGCCGCACCGTCCCGGCCACTCCGGGCAGAAGGGCGTTGCGGATGGGGATTAGCATCGTGGGCGAGCAGACTATGGTGTCGGGCATCAGGCCCATGACGACGCCCTGGTCGTCCTTGAAGTTCTGCATCGCCACGAACGCGGCCAGCAAGGCCGCCCGAATCTCGTCGGCCGAGTCTGAGTAGTTGCCGGTGAGCTGGTTGGCGATGGTGCCGCTGTCGCCTATCTCCCGGGAAGTGCCGAAAAAGGCCGCCTCGTCATACGCAAGCAACGTGGCGCCGTCGTCCAGCTGGCTGACAATCACCTGGTTGAAGTGACGGACCGCCCTGTTGGCGAGCCCGCGGATTCGAGGGGCAATCATCCCGTACTTGTCGTCTTCGTAGGTGTCGCGGTTGACGGCAATCGTCCCCTCGTAGTGCTTGTTAGTCAGGGTGTAGTCATAGGCCTTGGGTGATTTTACCTGTCTCTTGTCCTTCCACTCCGACATCGTCGGGTTGGCCCCGAGCCATCCGTAGCTTTCCTTGTCGGTCGTGCTGTCGAACTTCGTGGCAATCTCGGTGTACAGCGGCTTCTCGGCGAACGACTCGTCGAGCGCCTTCGTGAAGATTGCCCGGTAGTTCGTCATCAGGCCGGCGAGGAAGTCTGAAGTTACTAGTGTCATTGTCGGTTATCTCCTTTGTCGTATTTTGTTAGGAAACGGGCTTGTCCGGCTCGTCTTCCTGCTCAAGGAAGGCTATACACTGCGAGTTATAAGTAAGGGCGCCCTCGAATCTTAGGCAAGCGTTTTGAGTATCTATCAGCTTCTGCTGCTCGACCTCAAGCATCACCTGAAGATTCTGTCTGTCCTTCTTGAGCTCAACTAAGTCCATATTTTTCATCAGTCCGTCTCCTTCAATTTTATTTGATGCTAGGCACTAGGCAATACACTGTATGTGTATATGTAGCGGGTGTTGGTTCCGATAAGGACCTTTATGTAGCCGGCGATTGTGTTCGCGTCTCCCGTATCCTCATCGTTAGCCACTTGGCTATCGTCAGGCAGCTTTGCGAAGCCAGCCCAGGCAACGTTGCCGCCTCCCGCATCGACCGCTATCGGGTATGGCCCCGTTGTTACCGTGCCGTGGAGCGCCTGCATGCAGTGCAGACAGTAGGCTTCGGCGACGGTTCTGGTGCTGCCGCTGTCACTCTCGAGCTTGGCCTCGTAGCATCTCATGGCGCTGCTCAGGTCGCCCTGGTCGCCGCTGCCTTTCAGTATAGGATTGGACATGACGCCAACAAGCTTCGAGCCTGCGGCGCCTTCGGCGAATCGAGGCGATACTTCTATGCCGGTGACGCCAATGGTCCCGCCCGTTGCTACATTCGGCTTAGACTGGACAGCCGTAACGTCACCGCTTGTGGCAGTGTAATTCCTGCTGTTTATGCGCACGTTCTTTGTGTCGGTGTCTGTGAGTATCTGCAGGTTGTCGGCGACACCGCGTATTCCTGGTCGTTGCCCAATGTCAACCCAGCCGCTTGTCGCGCTTGAGTATTCGACAAGAACGCCTATAAGCTGGTAGCTAGTGCCAGAGTCGTCCATGGTGGCGTCGTCAATCGCGAACATTGGCTGGCCGACCATTGTCTGTGCAATGCTTGTCGCGGTCAGCTTGAATACGCCCGACGTGTGGACGCGGCAGTTCTTGTCGCCG